ACGGATCAACCCACTACGAAGGCATTGCTAATGAACATGCTGTCATTGAACTTCTCAACAATCGTAATTATTTCGATTGCCCTGTCACTCATCTTGGAGGGACAAAGAATAAAGCAGACGCAATGGCAGGCAATGTTCCCATTTCTATCAAAAGAAAGAAAGGTCTTGCCAATGGGTCGTTTGATTGGATCAACACCTCTAACACAGATGGCATCATCGACAGAACAGTATTTACGGACTACTTCAGATTCATTAAGTACGCTAGAGAAAACAGCGTTGTCCCTGATATCTCTGAAGTCCGTGATTGGTATAGTAAATGCTGTGAGGCAGCACTATCGAAAATCACGTCAACGCAAATTACCAAGTTTCTCCAGGAACAGGTATGCGATAAGCAAACGGGATTCAAACTGGTAGTGGCAGACACTGAGGCAGACACCCTTTACATTATAGACCATGCTGCCACCCCTTTAGTGAAATTATTAAAACAACAATACAAACCAGTATTAGTGCAAGGGCGTGGCAAGTCAAGTCGTAAGATTATATTCATAGCACCAGGCAAAGGCATAAATGACATTGGGTCTGGTATTGATATTGGTCTGCGTCTTAGGGTGACTAGCAACAATGGCATCAAGGCAATGCTTGGACTAAGCAAAGCAAATAAGAACAGTCAGACCGTGATCAAAATCCAACAAGACAAAGTACAACAGTTTGTTAAGGACTCGTCACCGACCATTGTATTTGCTGACTGACCATGTATAATAATAGAGTAAACAACACAGGGATCCAACGCATGACCACTTGGGCAATTCAACCAAAATCCACAGGCGAATTCAACGACATGATTTGTGAATTTGTTGCTACTGGATTTGAAGCAGCGTCCGACATGGCATTCAACTGGTCACAAGAGATCGGCGAACCAATCACAATTTGGAGGGTCGGCACGATTTCACAGTTCAGATGGATGGACGTGGAGGCATAAGGATTTCACAGGGGGCAGTGATTTGCCCCCTTTTTTGTATGCCCCGATGGCCCGAGCGAAAATTCAAAAGAGCTAACCTACAAAAGTATCCCAACGACATATAAATATTTTTACAAAATTGAAATCTCAAAACCCTAAATTCCAAAAAAATTTCCGTGACAAAAAATCCCGAAAAAAGTCCATCCTCTTGGACATATGAAGAGGCACTCAACAACTTTGACCAATTCTGTGATTACTTCGACCATGCAGCATCAGCAAGATACCAATCAACTCAGTCCGACCAAACGCCTAGAGAACCAAGTCTCAGAGCTACTCCAAAGAGTGAGAGCATTGGAGACACCTACATTGATGTACAGACCACCTGAAGGGGAAACACATATAAAGGTAGCAGAGTACCTAGATAGTGTAGAAGAAAGACTTCGTAAGCTTGAAGAAAACTCCCATGCTGCCCCTCGGACAAATCATGGAGTACGTCTCACAGATATCGAAGCTCGCCTTAGTGCCCTTTCAAAGAGGACACCTACGGTATACTTGGATGATATTAACACTCCCTCCCTATAATTCCGATGTCTGCACCAACACTTTATAAAGGAATAGTCGATACAGGTGCTTCCTGTCCATGCACAGGCTCTCCGTTCACGATGACTCCTACCACTCCTGAACTGAAAGTTCTGATTAATGGTTTTCAACCTATCAGGGATGGAGATAAAATGCCTAACAGTCCTGGAATGACTTGTACGTCTAATCCATCTCCTTGCAGTAATGACCGAACAGTTATTGCATCAGGTTCACCCAAGGTATTAATTAATGGTAAGAGACTTGCTAAGATGGGAGATGTTTTAAATGCTAGTACTAACATTCGTGTAGGTGCTGCAGCTGCAATCAGAGTTATCACTAGTTGACGGGTGTGTTATAATATAAGTACTTTGCAAGATTAATATGGCGAGAAGTAAAGGATCATTGAGTGCTGGCGAATATGTAGAAGCAATACCCAAGAAATCTCGACAGGGAATGGGGAAGCATACTAAATACAGTGCCAGCTCTCGCAATGGAGCTAAGAAACGCTACCGAGGACAAGGAAGAAAATGACTGAATTCAACTATGTGGTTGGAAAACCTAGGAACCTTCAGTATAGGGAAGACTGGGATGATGATAAGGACGGTAATGTAGATACCGAGGAACGTGAAAAGTATAATCCAGAGGCAAGCGAGTAATCGCCTATCGCCGAAAGCTCCGAATATAAACTATTATGACTACTGAAAATACGGGGTCGCCACATGATCCCGACTATAATATCTCTGTGAGTTCTTCTCCAGATAGAATACCCGAAGGATATGTACCTCCTGCAGGAACTCCTGCTGCTGAGACGTATAATCCTAATATTAGATATCCTGATGGTACTCATGCAAGGGCAATGGATACTGATAGCGGTCTACCCGATCCATTAATGCTATATCCAGATGAGCCACCCGATATGACTCAGGATATGTTCGATAAGATCTTAGATAAGACTGCTGATATGTACCATAGATTTGGTGCTCTTGAACAGATCATCTTACAACAAAACGATAAGATAGACCAATTACAAAAAACATTAGAAGATCATGTCAGACCTGTATCAGACGAATCCTAGACCAGAAGAAGAAATCAGCACTCTGCTCACAGAAGCAGATGCTGATGTCTGGTTGAAGAAAACAAAAAAGAGAGATATTAATAAAGCGAAAACTGAAGACCTATATCCACGTGAACAACCCTGATACACATCTAAAAGATTTTATCCATGTAGAAAAAGGCATTATACCTCCCAATCTCTGTGACTATGTTGTTAAAGATACCGAAACAAGAGACTGGGAACCTCATACTTGGTACAATAGTGATTTAGATTCTTTTAACTCGGAAAAAACAATGGAGATTGATGTTCAAAATACGACATCAGATCTCCATTTGTTACTTACACCTCATTTAATACATGCTGGTAATGAGTATAGTAAGAAATATACGTATCCATCAATTAGAACTAATAGTATATTAAGTAAGATTGCAGGATTAAGATTTAATCGTTATAGTAGTGATCAAATCATGAGACAACATCATGATCATATCCATTCATTATTTGATGGTAAAGAAAAAGGAATACCAATATTGAGCTTTATATTAAATCTCAATGATGACTATGAAGGTGCTGATTTATATTTTTGGGATGATTATACTATTAATCTAGGTAAGGGTGATATTGTTATGTTCCCTTCTCTATTCCTATTTCCTCATGGTGTTAATGAGGTAACGAAAGGAAGACGTTACTCAGCAGTATCATGGGCTTGGTAACATGGATCATACTATTATTCCTAATTGGTTAAGTGATGCAGAATGTGATGTATTATACAATCGTGTTATAGAGACAGAAGAATACGTTAAATCACTTGGTCCTGATATAGGAGCTGCTAATGGTGCGTATTCAGAATATAAAAAGACGGATGCTCTTGGTGGTAGATCAGGAGCTTATAATCATTTGGATGATACAGTTATTCATAATATTATGATGCCTGCTATCCGCAGAATTTTTCATGATGGATTAAATGTAAGAATGTGGGCAAATACTTTTAGGAAAGGTGAAGGTCTCGGTGTACATTGTCATAGAGATGCTGGTGCTCCTAATTGTCCACCTGTATCATGGGCATCATGTATCTTATATTGTGGTGGTCCTACAGACGGTACATGGTTCGACTTCCAAGTAAGGCCAAAGGTTTTCGAGAATGTACATGTAAAGAATAAGAAAGGAGATCTTATTATATTCTCTGCAGATATACCACATTGGGTTCCTCCTCATGATACGGATGGTATTCGTGTTTCTATAGCATTTGATGTATGTGAAGGTGCTGCAGCAGGTCCATTGAAAGTATTAAGACCAATAAAGTGATATACATAATATATTACTCAAACTATGCTTGATGCCTACCGTTACAAAGTTTAAGGACTTTTCTCTTTCTTTCACAAGAAATAAGATCACGAATGATCTACTTGTGAAGAAGGAGAATGCTGCTATTAAACAAGCGGTAATAAATATCCTTCTTACAGAGAAGGGAGAAAGATTATATGACAGTAACTTTGGATCTGATGTCCGTAGCTATTTGTTTGAACCACTAGACTATGCTACAGCAGGTCTTGTTCAGACTGCGGTAGAAGATTGCTTAGTCGAATATGAACCTAGGATTAATATACTACAACTTAGTGTAATGCCTGATTTTGATCAGAATGGATTTGAAGTGCATCTAGCTTTCTCTATTACAGGTAGAGATGATCTTCCACCTCAAGATATTGAGTTCTTCCTTAATCGTACCCGATAATGCCTTATACTCAAGTTGCTAATTTAGACTTTGCGGATATTAAGGCCGCACTTAAAGACTACATGAGAGCACAGTCAGATTTTACTGACTATGACTTTGAAGGGTCTGCTATCACTACGTTTTTAGATGTTTTAGCATACAACACTTATTATACAGCATTTAACACCAATATGGTGGTAAATGAGATGTTTCTTGATTCCGCTACTCTAAGAGACAATGTTGTAAGCTTAGCAAAGCAAATTGGGTATAGACCTAGATCAGCAACTGCTCCAAAAGCAACTGTTGATTTTGTAGTTGATTATCAAGGTAGTGGTGTTACTCCTGATACACTTGTACTAAAGCAAGGAACAGGATTTGTTACTAATTACGATGATACTCTATATCAATATGTCGTAATTGAAGATCAGGAAGCTCCTCTTGTTAATAATACAGCAACATATGAGGGAATCGACATATATCAAGGTACTTTATTAACTCAGTCTTACACAATTAATACTGCTCTTAAAAATCAGCGTTTTATTATCAATAATACTGGTACAGATGTATCAAGTATCCGTGTAAAGGTGTATAAACAGCAAGGAGATACATCTTTCTTAACATTTAGTAGTGCAGAGAACATTTTAAACCTTGATGGTACATCGGAAGTCTATTTCGTAGAAGAAATAGAAGATGAGAATTATGAAATATTTTTTGGTGATGGAGTATTCGGTAAAAAGTTAGATAATGGAAGTTTTGTAGAGATAACTTATCTTACTACATCTGCAGATACTACGAATGGAGCAAAGACATTTAATTTTTCTGGTTTGATACATGATAAACTCAATCCTAGTAATAGCTTTCCATATGGAACCTCTGTAACCCTCGTAAATGCCTCTACAGGAGGTGCTAATCCAGAATCAGTCTCTTCCATCAAGAAACAGGCTCCAAAGAGTTTTGCGACTCAGGACAGGGCAGTTACAGCAGATGACTATGTTTCTATTATTAAGAAGGTTTATGCTTCTATATCAGATATCATTACATTCGGTGGAGAGGAAGATAATCCTCCTGAATTTGGAAAAGTAAAGATCGCAATTAAACCAGATAATGCTAGTACTATTTCATCATATACTAAAAATGAAATAGTTAAAGCTTTAAAGAATTATTCAGTTGCTTCTGTTACACCTGTAATTGTTGATCCTTCTATTCTTTATATCGAACTTAATTCAACAATAAGTTTCAAAACTTCCAAGACCACTTTAAGTAAAGTAGAAATTCAATCTAAAGTTATTAAAGCAGTTGAAGATTACATTGCTTCTGCAGAGACAGAAAAGTTTAATGGTAGATTCCGTCATAGTAGATTTGCATCAGTTATAGATGGTGCTGATGGTTCCATTAATTCAAACATTACTAATGTAACCCTTAGAAAGGATTTCTATCCTATATTAAATTCTACTTATTATTATGAACTTTGTTTTGTAAATGAGTTTAAAGATTCTTGTGATGCATCAGTAATGAAGTCAACTGGTTTCGTAGTTAGTGAGTATCCTTCCTTCACAGTGTATTTGGAGGATGATACCTTCGGTAAAATAGACCTATATAGACTGAATTCTCTTACTGGTGAGAAAGTATACCTTAAGAAAGGTGTAGGTGATATTGATTACACTCATGGTGAAATTAAATTATATGATCTTACTATTATTAAGGGAAGTTTTAATGATAATAAAATTGAAATCCGTGTAGAACCTGCATCAAGAGATGTAGATGCTGTACGAGAACTATATCTTGATGTTGATATTTCCAAATCCAACTTTAGTGCAGTTCCAGAATGAACGTAAAGTCTAAAAATATCTCGGCACTGATTGAAAGTCAGTTACCTGGATTCATCGTAGAGGACTATGAGTACTTCGTTAAGTTCCTCAAATCTTACTATGCTCAACAAGAGCTTAGTGGTGGTGTTTTAGACATTATTACAAATTTAACAAAATATCGTGATATTAATTATTACGATAAAGAGGTTCTAACACAGTCCTCGAAAACCGTTGGTATAACTGGGATCTCAGATACTAGTATAAATGTACTATCGACTGAAGGGTTCCCTGATAGTGGACTTGCTAAAATTGATGATGAGATATTCTTCTATGCATCAAAGACATCTAATCAGTTTAATGGTGTTGCTAGGGGTGTAAGTGGTAATACTGAACTTGGAGATCTTTATAAGCTCAGTACATACGTTTCTACTACTGCAGGTACACATGCAGCAGATGTTAAGGTAGAAAACCTTAGTAATCTGTTCTTGTATGCCCTTATACAGAGCTTTGAGTCAGAATATCTTGCTGGTATACCTGAGAAGTACTTGCGTGGTGAGATCGATAAGAGAACCCTTATAAAGAACATCTCTTCTTTCTACAAATCAAAGGGTACTAAGCGTTCTATTCAGTTTATCTTCAATTCTCTTGTAAGTAGTGAAGATAATGATGTTTATTTTCCAAAGGATACTACACTTAAATCATCAGAGTCTGATTGGATTAATGTCCATGCTTTAAAGGTAGTTGTTACAAGTGGTAATCCTAGAGATTTAATTGGTAAGGTTATTACTGAGACTGGAGATAACTATGCTTCAGCAGTAGTAGATAACATAAAGAAATTAGAACCTGTTGATGGTGCTGTTGTATGGGAATTGATTCTTGCTCCATCTACAATTAACAATCAGTTTACTATAGCAAGCAAGACTACTCTTAAAAAAGCAATTGATTCTGCTGATCAAACAGGAGATGTTATAGATGTTGATTCTACTTTTGGATGGGAGAAAGAAGGGAGGATATTTATAGATGGTGAGGTTATTGAGTATTCCAATAAAACTATACGTCAATTTAAAATTAAGAATAGGAAATTAACTAGAACTCATAATAAAGGATCATCAGTTTATAGTGATAATAGAGTTAAAGGAAATAATGTTGAATTTATAGCACTTGGTGTAGTTTATAATTTATCACCTACTACTTCAACACCATATGGTATTGAGGGTGAACCTTTAGTAGTAGAAGATTCTGGATTTGATACAGTTGATCCTAAAATTAAGAAAACTGATGGTACTGTTAGATGGTTACCTAATGATGCTGCTAATTATACTGCACTATCAGGAGATCCCAGAACACAAGCATCTGTAAATGATGTTATACCTGGTATACAGAGAATCTTTAGTGATGATAACAATTATTATATCTGTACTAGTGGTGTACCTGTTAATAGGACTATGTTCTTTAATCAGACAATACCTGCTACAAAGACAGTTGTCGAGCAATCCTTCTTAAGAACTATTAGAAAGAATGCTATCACAACTACTGAGGTATACAAGACTCCAAGAAAAGATTTTGGTATTCTAGTAGATGGATCTCTAGTATATACCCATAAGCATCAAGATGGCGTGTTTTATGGTGGTCTTACCAAGATAGATGTTACTACACAAGGAAGTGGTTATTCCAGACCTCCTTATGTACTTGTTAATAGTGAACCATATAAGGCAACTGCTGTGTTGTCTGGTACTGTAGTTGAGTCTGTTAGAATAGATGATGCTGGTTCGTATACTGCTGCTCCTATTGTTGAAATAGTATCTGGTAGGAATGCGGTATTAACACCTGTTATCACACAAGGAGCAATAACAAGCTTAGTAGTTACTGATCCTGGTGAATATTATTCTGCTCCTCCAACTATTAGAATAGTTGATGCTCTAGGAAGAGGTAGATATGCAGAATATACTGCTCAAGTATCTGCTACTGGACAAATATCTGGATGCACTAAAGTAAATGGTGGATCTTTCTATAGTGAAGGAAATGTTGTAATCCAAGTCATACCAAGTGGTTCTGGTGCACTTGCAAGTTCTTCAATATATGAGTGGATTAAGAATAGATTTGTAGAAGAGATATTAGATTCTGAATGGGGAATCTCTCATCTTAATGATAGAGGGTTCCAAAATTATGGTACTGTATCATATCCACCAACACTTAGAGGAAATGATACGGGAACTAATCATTCTCCTATCATTGGATTTGCGTATGATGGTAACCCTATATACGGTCCTTACGGATATTCTGATCCTGTAGATTCTTCTAGTAGCGTTGTGAGGATGCAATCAGGATATTTGAAGTATGGAACTAGACCAAATGGACCATCTCTTGTTACATATCCGCTAGGATCATTCATACAAGATTATTATTACGCAGATAGATACGGAACTGTAGATAGGAATAACGGAAGATATTGTGTAACACCAGAATATCCGAATGGAACATACGCATATTTTGCGACATTTGATAATCTAGGTGATCCAGAATTTCCATATCTGATTGGTGAGAATTTCTATTCTTTGCCTCTTGCTGCTAACTACGATCAGAATCAAACACAGAATGATCTCCCATTGGACGCTGTACGCCTCCGTGGGGTCGATACACCTGATAATGGTCGTAAGACTAGGGGAGTTGTTAAAGA